AGCAGGAGCAAATGTAGATTCTTTATCTATTGCACAAAACATTATTGATAGAAAACTTGCTCAAGTAGCACGTAACGTAGAACAAATGATTTGGCAAGGTAAAACAACTTACACTAACTCAACTGTTCTAAAACAGATTAATGGTTGGTTATCAACTATTGATACAGCAGGAACAGCAGTTGCTGCAACAGCTTCAACTTTAAACTCAACAAACGTATTAACTATTTTTGATGATATTTATTCAAAAGTTCCAGCTGCTGCAATTGCAAACGAGCCAATCGTTGCTTTCTGTGGTTATGATACTTTCAGAACATTAGCTGCTAAGATTACTTCTACATATGGTATATACGGATCTCAGTACACTACTGATAACGTATGGAACAATTGGGAGTTAATGTATCCAGGTACTAATATGAAAGTTATAGCAGTACCAGGTATGAATAATGATAACCCAGTTGATACAGGTTCATTACCAACAGCTGTAAGAAATCGTGTTATTGCTACTTATGCAAGTAACTTAGTATACGGTGCAGACTTACAATCTGATACTGACAATATCGAAGCATGGTATTCTCAGGATGACAGAGTATGGAAGTTATTTGGAACATTCCGTGCAGGTGTTGCTGTTAAGTTCATCGATCACGTAGTTCAATATACAAACTCTTAATTAATTAACTAAGGGGCGCAAGCCCCTTTTAAAATACTATAAAATATGGCATGTTTACTCACCGAGGGAATAACACTTGACTGCCGACAAGGTGCTGGCGGTATCAAGAAATTATACTTAACTGAATTTGCAAATGTAAGTTCAATAACTCAATCTTCAGGAGCAGTTACTGCAATTACTATGGCAAGTGGTAAAAAGTTTTGGACTGTTGAGGTTGAATTAGAAGATGCGCAATTAAACGAAGATGCAACTGTATCAATTGAAAATGGAACAACTTTCTACGCTCAAACACTTACATTTAGTGTTTACAAAATGACTGCTAAAAATCGTAATATCGTTCGTCTATTAACACAAAATAGACTAATGGTTATTGCTCAAGATGCAGACGATGTATATCACTTATTAGGTGAAACGAGAGCAATGCATTTAACTGCAAGCGCATCAACAACAGGTAAAGCAATGGGTGATAAAAATGGTTATTCAATTACCTTAACTGGTAAAGAGCCATTACCTGCTAACAAAGTAAACTCTGGCGTTATTGCTGGTTTATTATAATCTCTGTTTTATTTGGTTAAGAAGGTAGCCCGTAAGCTACCTTTTTTTGTTTTAAAATAATTATATTTGGTACTTATTATTAAATGCAAATAATAAATAAAAATTCAAACAATTATTTGATTTTCACTTTAAGTGAAAAAGTTACTTTGACTAATCCTTATTACTTGTTTTCATTTAAGCATCAAGTTGAAATGAATCCAATTAACTTTATTACGTTTGATGTTAGTTTATACAAAGATAGATACAATAAATTTTTAATTACTGAAACTACAGGCACTACTACATTAACAAGTGGAATAGTGTCATTAGCAGAAACAGGTTTTTATGAGTACGCTATTTATGAGCAAGTAAGTTCAACTAATTTAGACTTAACTCAAACAGGAAACCTTTTAGAAATAGGAATGGTAAAAGTGAATAGTAATAAACCGATATACATAGAATACGATAACGAGCCGAAAACAATTAAGACTTATGGAGAATAAATTATACGAAGTTATCAATCTTAAATTACAGGCACATAAAACACCTGTATTTAAAGAAGAAAAACAAAAAGAATGGATTATCTATGGAGCAGATAGAGAGGGCGGTTATTACAATAATTACCCAGCTTACTTGTTATACTTATACAATCGTTCTTCTAAGCATAACTCTTTTATCAATGGTAAGGTACTTTATATTTGCGGTGCTGGTGTTGGCTTTGATTCTGAGGGCTTAACACTACAAGATATAGCATTAGCAAATGACTTTATAAATAAAGAGAATGCGAATTACGATACACTAAAAGATATAGTTAAAAAATGTGTTTTAGATAAAAAACTTTTTGGTGGTTACTATTTAGAGATCATTTGGAATAAGGCAGGCACTAACTTTGAGATATTGCATTTTCCTTATAACAATTTAAGAAAGGCAAAAGATGGGGATGGGTATTGGTATTCAAAAGATTGGAGCAAACAAAAGCAAAGTGCAGAAGATACCGATTTGGAATATATTGAATTATTCAATCCCGAAGAGCCAAAAGGCAGACAAATATTTGTAGCAAAGGAATACAGACCTGACTTAGATGCTTACCCATTACCTGACTATGTAGCATCAACTGTTTATGCAGAAGTGGATGTTGAGTTATCAAATTACAGATTGAATGCTATAAAAAGTGGTTTCAATGCAGGTACTATTTTAAACTTTGCAAATGGCAGACCAACAGACGAAGAAAGAGAAGTAATTGAAACAAAGCTAAAAGAAAAATTTACTTCAACAGATAGAGCAAATAGTCTATTAATTACTTTTAGTCAAACAGAAGCAAGTAAGCCAACTATTGAACACTTAACACCTCAAAATGTAGACGAGCAGTTAAATGGTTTAAACGACCAGGTTATTCAAGAATTAATTATCGGACATCACATTCCAAATCCATTATTGGTAGGAATAAAAACATCGGGTGAGTTAGGAACAAAGGACCAGTTAAATGATAGTTATGAGTTGTATAAGAATACCTACATCATACCTAACCAAAAAGAAATTGAAAGAGATTTTAATTACCTTTTAAAACTAAAAGGATTTGTTAATCGTGTTTACTTAAAAGAGTTAGATCCAATTGAAGAGCAGTTACCTATTGAAGAAAAAATAAAGGTAATGACTAATGCAGAAATTCGTGCTATGTATGGATTACCTGAATTAGATACTATATCAACAAACAAAACAAGCGAAGCATTATCTGCATTAAGTCCTTTGGTTGCTACTAAGATATTAGATTCAATGGATATAAATGAAATCAGAGATTTAGCTTCATTACCTCCAACAGAAAATAAACCAACACAAGTAATATCAAGTGCTATTCATAGGTTTGATGATACATGTGAACATTCATTTGCAAGTGAAAGTGAAGTAGATGAAATCATTGATGTGTTTATGTTATTCGGTGATGATGTTACCAACTATGAAATAGTAGAGGAGGATATAAACAAAGAGTTTTCATTTGCTGAAATTACACCTTTATCAACTGTTTTAAAACGTGATATTATTGCGCTATTAGAGAAAGATCCTTTATTGGATGACAAAACCATAGCAGATACATTACGAGTAAAAGAGGATAGAGTTCGCGACATCATGGATACTTTGGTAAAGGATAAACAAATTAATGTAAAAGAAAAAAACATAGGTGGACAGAAAAAAGCCATTAGAGTTCCAACACGCGATGCTATCAAAGTGGTTAAGGATTTAGGCAGTGATGCAGAAGATTATAAAATCATGTACACTTATGAATGGAGGCCAGGAGTAAAACCTGATATTAGAGATTCACGTGAATTTTGTTCAAAGCTATTAAGAGCAAATAAAATGTATAGCAGAGCGCAAATAGAACAGATAAGTAATATAGTAGGTTGGGATGTTTGGAATTATCGTGGTGGCTGGTGGACTCGCAAAGGCGGTAAGGTTACTACAAGATTTTGCAGGCATATTTGGAGTTCAAAATTAGTAAAAGTTAAAAAATAATGGCAACAATACTTTTAGTCACTGCGACTTACATAAAAGACTATACACCAATTGATCCTAATGTTGATGAAAAATATATCCGCATAGCAATTGAAGAAGCGCAAAAGATTCACATACGTGAATACATTGGCAGTGGTTTATATGATGAAATAATAGGGCAAGTAAACAACAATAATATAAGTGCTTTAAATACTACCTTATTAGACAATTATATTATTCCTGCTTTGAAGTGGTGGGCAGTAGTTGAGGTTATTCCATTCTTAGTTTATAAGATGACTAACAAGTCAATAGTTACAAAGAATAGTGATAACAGTTCAACGATTGAAAGAACTCAACTAGACTTCTTAACCAATACAGCAAGCGACAAGGCACAATATCACACGCAAAGGTTAATTGATTACTTAATGGAATACTCTGATGTATATCCTTTATACGATAATCCTGGAGATGGTTTTGACACTATCATTCCACGTTCAAATAGTTATGATAGTGGTATTTGGTTAGGGCAACAAAGAGAATATATTAGCTATGAAGAAAAGTTTGAAAAAAGATATAAAAAGTAAAAAGGAATTGAAGTTTGATAAAAAAATTCAATGCTTAAAAAAGTGTTTAAATGATAACATTAAACCAGGTAATAAAGAACCTCAACAATATAGCAAATAGTCACTATCAGATATCATCTTTTGGTAATGGTAGTGTAGCAGAGTTTGCAACAAGTGGCATAACTAATTATCCTGCTATGTGGGTTGATTACCAACCAGCACAGGTGCAAGGTAGAAGTTATACTCATGTTGTTACTGTTTACATCGCAGACCGACTTATTAAAGGTAAAAAAAATGAATTAGAAGTATTGAGCGATGTACAACAAATATGTTTAGATATTATTGCACAATGCCAATCTACTATTTATGGTTGGAGTTTAGTTAGTGATAACGTAACTTTAAATCCTTTTTATGAACCACGTTTTGACGATGAAGATGCAGGTTACTATTTTGATTTAACTTTTAAAATACCTTTTGATTATAACCGATGTCAAATACCTTTCACAACATCACCGAGTGCGAGTACTTACACATCATGTAATCCTGTTACTATCTACAATCAAAATGGACAAGTAATAACACAAATAGATGCAGGAGGTACTTATACAGTGATACAAGTTAGCACAATAGATGGAGGTTCGAGTTCTACGATTTATAGCAATCAAATAATACAGGCATGAGTACATTAACAGCGAAGATACAATTAAGAAGAGATACATCGGCAAATTGGACTACTAACAATCCAATATTATTAGCCGGTGAAGTTGCATTTACAAGTGATGTATTTTATACAGGCACAGATCAACAAAGATTTAAAATAGGTGATGGAGTTCAAACATGGTCGCAATTAGATTACGTTCCAGAGGGAGGAGCAACTGCTTATCCTGAAAACTTATTTTTAACAGTAGTAAATAAGACTACTGATAATCTTTTAGCAAGTGAGTATAAAGTTTTAAAAGTAATTACTGCGCAAGGTGGAAGATTAGCTGTTGATTATGCTTTAGCGGATAGTGATGCAAATAGTGCTGATACCATTGGAGTTGTTTATGAAAATATAAATAATAATCAAGAGGGCAGAATAATTACAATCGGTGAAATAACAGGAATAAACACTACAGGTAATTTACAGGGTGAAACGTGGGCAGATGGTGACTCATTATTTCTTAGTGATATTATTGATGGCGGAATAACTAATGTTAGGCCGACTGCACCTAATCATG